CTACTTTTTCGACTCTTTATTCCACTGTAGCAAACCAGCGATATCCTTCTCGCCTTCGGCTTCTTTTAAGCGCCGTTGTTGTTCGGCAAACTGAACATACTCCGCCTGCGCTTTTTCATCGGCCATTTTCTTGCTGATTTTACCAGCGCCCTGTAGAACCTCTCGGTCGTTAAATTGCAGGAACTGATCCAGCTTATCCTGCCAGTCGCGCAAAAAGACTTGCTGACGACGACGGGCCTGATCCTCGGCAAAGTCCAGCCACATATTAACCACGCGATTAAGTTCGCTGACCTCATCCTGGGTGAGATAATTTTTTGCCACCGTCACGTCGCCCTTACGTACCTCTTCACCTTTATAACTGGTCAAGCCCATGTGCGGCTGGCTGGCATCTGCTCGTTTGTGGATGAGTTCCGCAGCGGTATGCCCGGTACAGGCAAAATGCAGTTTATTCTGGATGGTTTGAAAAAATTGCGTGGTTTCTTTAAGCGATGGCTGATAGTCGGCAGCTAAAGCAAAGATCTCCCGCACCCGCAAATATACCCGACGCTCGCTGGCGCGAATATCGCGGATGCGTTCAAGCATCTCATCAAAATAGTCGGGCACAACCGATGAACCGACAGGCGGATTCTTCAGCCGCTCATCGTCCATCACAAAACCTTTGATCAGGTATTCCTGAAGCGTCTGCGTTGCCCACTGGCGGAATTGCGTGCCTCGAGGCGAGCGAACGCGATAGCCGACAGCGAGAATGGCTTCGAGGTTGTAATGGTCTATCTCTCTGGAAACCTGACGTTTTCCTTCCTGGCGAACTATCCGGAATTTCCGGATGGTTGAGTTTTGAACAAGTTCACCTTCGGAAAATATATTGATTAAATGTTCGTTAATAGTGCGAACATCTTTATCGTACAGTTCAGCCATTGCCGCCTGGGATAACCAGATTGTGTCTGACTCAAAGCGACATTCAACACGCACTCTTCCGTCACCGCTGGCAAACATAATAAACTCGCCTGCTGGGGGCTGGGTTAAGTCTTTGTCTGACATGTCGCCTCCGAAGGAGTGTTGTTGACGTCGGGAGAGTTCAGGAGAGGCATTTTGGCGGAAGATCACAGGAGTCAAAATTGCCATATAACCATTTGATTCAAATCGTTTATATTTTTCTATTATAATTCATTTATACACATCCTTATACATATAATATCTATCGATTAATTTTTACACGTATCTTCACGCACGTTAACTCAGGAAAAAAATTTTTTTTCGAAAGAACTGTTCACACTGTTCACCTTTCTTTTTTCTCCTTTTATTTCAGAGTGATAGGTGGTGAATAATGGGTGAAGGGTGAACATTCGATTCTTCACCTCCGGCATTCTGCCGGTGTGACTTGTGCAGGGGATTAATCCTCCGCACTGAAATCACACAGGGCGAAAAAAGTTTTTTTTGATTTGATTGTTCACACTGTTCACTTTTCGTTTTTCTCTTTTAATTTCAGTGTGATAACGGGTGAATACACGGTGAATGATGAGCAGTGGATTGTTCACCTGCGGGGAATTCAGGGATAAAAAAAAGACCGGCAGATGCCGGTCAGATGAGCCATGAGGGTCAGGTTGTCGCAGGGTCGTCACATTTTGGCAGCCAGTCGCCGTAGCTTTCCTCTTTCAGCGTCAGGTTGGTCTGTATCCCCTGTTTGGTATGGCGCTTCTCGTAATTCAGTCCGTATTCCTTCAGCATCACCGGCAGCCCCAGCCCGAACATTTTCAGACTGAGTACATTCCGGTAGCCGTTTGCCTCCATGTAGGCCAGATAGGCGTGATAGAGGTATTTACGGTAATTACGCGGGATGATACTGGCGTTCCCCATATACATGCCGCTGGTCTGCGGCAGGGTTTCCAGATAGCCGATAAAATCAAACGTCGGGTCGGCATCCCGTTTGATGTTCAGTGCCTCGTCTGAGTTCTGCTGGGACTGAAGCAGTGACCGGGCGAGCATCGGGTCGCTGAATTTCTGCATCAGGTGACGCACGATGACCGCCAGCTCGCGGGTGATTTTGTCCTTAAGCTGCGGGTCGCGCTCCTGCGGGGCTATCTGTTCCGGGAAGTGAATAATCACCCGCCGGCGTGACACACCGCCGCTGCGGTCGGTGAAGCGCATCGGGTTATTGTTCACGGCCAGAATCACCGCCGGGATGTGCGTGGAGTACGCATCCCGGTATTTCGGGTCAACGGACACCGCATCGCCGCCAGTGATGGCCTTGAGTCCGGCACCGTCGCCGCTCCATTTTTCCTGGTCCGGCAGGCGTATCAGTGAGAAGCCAGTTAACGCGGCACGTTCACGCGGGGATTCCAGCGTCTCGATGGTGGCCGACGTGGCGTTATCCTCCCCGGCCAGCAGGGTGGCGATTTCGGCCATGATACTTTTGCCGCTGCCGCCGGGACCGGTCACCTCCAGAAAGAGCTGCCAGTCGTAGCGGTTTGCCAGCACCATAAACAGTGCGGCCAGAATCACGTCGCGTTTTTCCGCACGACCACCGGCGGCACGGTCAAGCCAGCGCCAGAACGCGGGAGCGTGGGTTTCCAGCGTTTCCCCTTCCACCGGCGGGGTGAAATCCACATCGCACAGGGTACGCATCCAGTGTGACGGACTGTGCGGGTGGAACGTGCCGTTCTGCGTGTCGAGCACGCCGTTACGAAAGCCAATCAGGCGGCGGGAGGGGGCTTCCTGCTGCGGAATAATCAGCTTCAGGGTGTCCACCACGGAGGCCACCTTCCCGGAGGAGAACGGCGCGCGCAGACGCTGAAACAGCCCGGCCACATCCCGGGCAAAGTCCTGTGGCGGCAGCACCTTCCAGACACCATTTTCATAGCGGGACAGAAGCTGGCCGTTGGCATCGACCGCGAGCGCCTCGCCGTAATGCTCATAGATACGCATGGCCTTTTCGCTGGTACTCATGGCGGAAAACTCTGCTTCGCTCATGGTGTCGAACGGGCTTTCAGCCGGTGGCCGGATGGCATCATAAATGGCCTTACGGGTGGCTTCCCCGCCGTACTGCGTGAAGGCATCATTCCAGTCACCGAAGACCGGCGGCAGGGCAACAACACCTTCACACGCATCTGCGGCTGCGGCGGCTTTTTTCTGGCCGTCACCGCTGAGGTCACGGTCTGCGGCAAGGACAATCTGACAGGCCGGATGCTTCTGCCGGGCAAGGCTGGCCAGAGAAAGGAGATTCACGGAAGAAAGCGCCACCATCACCGTTTCACCGGTCAGGTGATGCACGGTAAGTGCGGTCGCGTATCCCTCCGCTATCCACAGACGTTTTCCGGCCTGATTCTGTCCTTCAAGGATGTGACAGGTGCCCCTGACCTGTCCGCCTTTCAGGGTGCGCTTACGGCCGTCAGCACTGATTAACTGAAGGTTAACCAGTTCGCCGCTGTCGTCATACAGTGGCACCACAAGGTCACCGGCGCGCCAGCTCACGCCACCGGCTCTGTGTGTGCCGGTCAGCATCCGGCATTCCCGGCCGGGAAAGCCCTTGCGGGTCAGGTAGGCGTTACCGGTTCCGGGACGGGTTTTTGCCATCAGGGTTTGTGCCAGTGCGGCAGCGTTCTTCCGGGCAGCGTCTGTTTCAGCAACGGCGGCAGCCGTCACTGCCGGGTCAGCCGGGGGCAGGCTGCCGGTCACGGCAGCCACCTTTGTGGCCGCGTCGGACGGGGAGACACCAAACACCTTTTCAACCAGTTTCAGGCCGTCACCGGCACCACACTGATTGCAGTACCAGGTGCCGCGCCCCTCCCTGTCATCAAAACGGAAGCGGTCACTCCCGCCACAGACCGGACAGGGCTGATGACGGTTTTTCAGCACCTGAATCCCCAGCGCCGGGAGAATACGCGGCCAGTGGCCGAGCGCATGGCTGACGGTGGCGGTTACGTTCATTTTCATGGTGTTGTTCTCCTTCAGTGCAGTACCGGCGCTTTTATGTGACGGGCACAGAGTTCATCCATCACAACCAGCCCGAGAAAGGACAGCGACGGCGCGGCCTTCAGGGGGCCGGATTCCATTAAATCTTCCAGCAGGGCACAGGCTATCTGACGCCCTTTTTCCTCACCGTGCTGGCGCAGATAAAAGCCTTCCAGCTCAGCGGCGATGGCCGCCTCCAGTGATTCAAGGGTGAGATGCGGGTAGCGGTGCTGACGTTCGCACACGGTCAGCCAGGCACAGGCGACAGCGCGACGGTAAAGGGCAGCGCGTAAGACGGGCGGTAAGGGTGTTTTCATTTGTTTTCCTCCCTGTGACAGATGACTGCATTCCGTGCCGGTTGCATTAACTGATAAGGCATATCTGCGTCTCCTGAAGACGTGCGTATCCCTGCGCGAATACGCACATTTAATTTTTCGGGTGTCGTTTTTTAATTACAGATAATTGCGGTAACTGTTATCCGGGGTGATTTCCGGGTCAGACTCCGTGCGGGGAATTTCCCTCCATTCCCGCGCCACCGGTGCCGCCCGGCTGACCGGAACAGGGTCCTGTGGGTAAATATCCAGATATTTCTCCCGCCATTTCTGTAATTCCGGGTCTCCGGCCATTTCTTTCAGTACCGCATGCCGGTTTACGGGGCTGCGTTTAAACAGGTCAGGACGGTCACAGGTAAATTCCCGCAGAAAACGCCCCAGCGGGATGTCTGTGGTGCGCCCGTCGGCGAGGATACGCACAAGGATACTGAATTTACGGCGGTACGGATTCCAGACAATGTCCGGGCAGCGGTACGGCATTTCCCACGGAATACCGTCTTCCAGAATGCCGACCACGGCCACATCGGGAAAACCGGCAGAACGGTAAATCTCACCGGGCTGGGGAAAATCAAACATGCGTCCTGTCTCCCCGGTCTTTCTGCTGGGCGAGAAAATCGCGGCACAGGCCTTTGGCTTTCAGCTCATTCAGCACAAAATCAATATCTTCATTCAGGTAGCTGAAAATATGCGGAATGTAGAGCTGATGCAGGCCGGAGAGTTCACGGTGAATCAAATCACCCCCAACAAACTGGGATACGGCGCTGGCGCGGTTGAGCTTATGGTAAGCCTCAATGCTGAGGTGTTCACGGGCGTCATGACGCGCTGAGACGGTCTGAGGGGCTTTTTTATTACGCACGGGACACCTCCACCACCGGCAGACGGGCAGCAAGGGAGAGCACATAGTCACGGACAAGGGAACGGCGGGCGCTGCGTTCATCACCGGCGACGGTGCGAAGCATGCAGATACGGGGATGACGGTCTGCGCGACGGACAGCCGCAAACACAAAGACAAATTCAGGGTGTGAGGGGGTAAGGGTTGTAGCCATGATGGCAGCCTCCGTTAGATAGCAGGTTACGCTATCGCCGGAGTTCTCACGCTCGATGGCGATAGCCCAGACGGGGGTGAGAATACCGGCTCTAACGGATACCGGCCAGCCCGGAGGCTGCCCCGCCTGAGCTACCATTGACTCAGTGGCATAACATGCGATTGCAAACAGGATCATACCTGCACGGCAAACCACACGCCACACCATAATCTGGCGCTCTGTGGCGTTGATTGCGACACAAAAAAAGACGCATGGCGCGTCATATGTCGCCGTTAGATTGCTCGGGTTCTCACGCCCGGCTGCCGATTTTGCGGCAGCGGAAAAACTATATCCGCAAATGCCGGAAAAAGGCAAGCCAGAAAAAGGGAGTTTTTGCAGAACAGGCATCATCATGCGTCGTACCCCCGTTTGCGTCCGGCGATGCGCCCGGCCATCCATGCAGTGACTTCAGAGTGCAGCCAGGCCACATTTTTACCGCCAAGACTCACCTGCGGCGGAAATTCCCCCTTACGGATGAGTTCGTAGATGGTCGAGCGTGACAGGCCGCACAGGTGCATCACTTCCGGCAGACGTAAAAAACGCTCCTGCGTGATGTCCGGCAGCGGCATCAGTGGCGTCACAGGGGCAGGAGACGGGGAAGAAAAAACAGCTTGCATCGGGCTACCTCGTTAATGTCCATACAGCACCGGATAAGTCCGTCCGGCTTCGGGTAGCGCTTTATTTTGTGAATATTTTCAGCAGACGCAACAGGGGGGATTTGTTCCGGCAGCCTTACAATGGTTGTGTGTTTTTTGTTCATTCCCACTTAAAGTCATTTAAAGCCACTTAAAGCAATTTGTAATTTTTATAGTGAAATACAAATCGTTTCTTCTTATTCATTCCCGGCGAATTAATAAAAACAAACAGTAGTAAACAGCACAAAAAGTCCATGAGCGGGTGAACAGTGGTGAACAGACGGTGAACAGTCATTACTGCGATTGTTCACCCTTTAACTTACTGTATTACTTATCTTTTTTATTAAGGTGAACAGAGGTGAACAGTAAAATATAAAAAAACAAACAGTAAGCCGGTTTTTCCTGCGACCTTTTCCTGGCTTGCCGGTGTGAGGATGAGTCTCCTGTGTCAGGGCTGGCACATCTGCAATACGTCGTGTTGTTGTCCGGTGTACGTCACAATTTTCTTAACCTGAAGTGACGAGGAGCCGGAAAATGTCTGACCACACTATCCCTGAATATCTGCAACCCGCACTGGCACAACTGGAAAAGGCCAGAGCCGCCCACCTTGAGAACGCCCGCCTGATGGATGAGACCATCACGGCCATTGAACGGGCAGAGCAGGAAAAAAATGTGCTGGCGCAGACCGACGGAAACGACGCTGACGACTGGCGCACGGCCTTTCGTGCAGCCGGTGGTGTCCTGAGCGACGAGCTGAAACAGCGCCGCATTGAGCGCGTGGCACGCCGGGAGCTGGTACAGGAATATGACAATCTGGCCGTGGTGCTGAATTTCGAACGTGAACGCCTGAAAGGGGCGTGTGACAGCACGGCCACCGCCTACCGGAAGGCACATCATCACCTTCTGAGTCTGTATGCAGAGCATGAGCTGGAACACGCCCTGAATGAAACCTGTGAGGCGCTTGTCCGGGCAATGCATCTGAGTATCCTGGTACAGGAAAATCCGCTCGCCAACACCACCGGCCATCAGGGCTACGTCGCACCCGATAAAGCTGTCATGCAGCAGGTGAAATCATCGCTGGAACAGAAAATTAAACAGATGCAAATCAGCCTCACCGGCGAGCCGGTTCTCCGGCTGACCGGACTGTCAGCGGCAACACTCCCGCACATGGATTATGAGGTGGCAGGCACACCGGCACAGCGCAAGGTGTGGCAGGACAAAATAGACCAGCAGGCAGCAGAGCTTAAGGCCAGAGGGCTGCTGTCATGATTTACTGCCCGTCGTGTGGACATGTTGCTCACACCCGTCGCGCACATTTCATGGACGATGGCACCAAGATAATGATTGCACAGTGCCGGAATATTTATTGCTCTGCGACATTTGAAGCGAGTGAAAGCTTTTTCTCTGACTGTAAAGATTCAGGAATGGAATACATTTCAGGCAAACAGAGATACCGCGATTCACTGACGTCAGCCTCCGGCAGTATGAAACGCCCGAAAAGAATGCTTGTTACCGGATATTGTTGTCGGAGATGTAAAGGCCTTGCACTGTCAAGAACATCGCGGCGTCTGTCTCAGGAAGTCACCGAGCGTTTTTATGTGTGCACGGATCCGGGATGTGGTCTGGTGTTTAAAACGCTTCAGACCATCAACCGTTTTATTGTCCGCCCGGTCACGCCGGACGAACTGGCAGAAAGCCTGCATGAAAAACAGGAACTGCCGCCAGTACGCTTAAAAACACAATCATATTCGCTGCGTCTGGAATGAGGGCTGCCGGTTAACACCGGCCGTCGCCGCACACCGTATTTTTATTCTTCAGCATGATGAGAAAGAGATAACGATGGAAAGCACAGCCTTACAGCAGGCCTTTGACACCTGTCAGAATAACAAAGCAGCATGGCTGCAACGCAAAAATGAGCTGTCTGCGGCCGAACAGGAATATCTGCGGCTTCTGTCCGGGGAAGGCAGAAACGTCAGTCGCCTGGACGAATTACGCAATATTATCGAAGTCAGAAAATGGCAGGTGAATCAGGCCGCCGGTCGTTATATTCGTTCGCATGAAGCCGTTCAGCACATCAGCATCCGCGACCGGCTGAATGATTTTATGCAGCAGCACGGCACAGCACTGGCGGCGGCACTGGCACCGGAGCTGATGGGCTACAGTGAGCTGACGGCCATTGCCCGAAACTGTGCCATACAGCGTGCCACAGATGCCCTGCGTGAAGCCCTTCTGTCCTGGCTTGCAAAGGGTGAAAAAATTAATTATTCCGCACAGGATAGCGACATTTTAACGACCATCGGATTCAGGCCTGACGCGGCTTCGGTGGATGACAGCCGTGAAAAATTCACCCCTGCGCAGAACATGATTTTTTCGCGTAAAAGTGCGCAACTGGCATCACGTCAGTCTGTGTAAAATTCCCCGAAAATCCGCCTGTTTTTACTGAAAAAAGCCATGCATCGATAAGGTGCATGGCTTTGCATGCGTTTTCCTGCCTCATTTTCTGCAGACTGCGCCATTCCCGGCGCGGTCTGAGTGTGTCAGTGCAACTGCATTAAAACTGCCCCGCAAAGCGGGCGGGCGAGGCGGGGAAAGCACTGCGCACGAAGGTTGCATTAATTTAAGGACATGATTAAATGTTCATCACACATCTTCTTCTGGTTAGATTTTCTCTAAAATCGAAGCATTCAACTTCAACTAATGGTGCGCAAATGAGCGAAGGACTGGTCACTTTTTTCAAATATAAACAATTAGGATTCCATAAGAGAGGTGATTCATATTATGAGCCGTTGATGATGGCCGATATGCTGGAGTCCTTACATACTTGGTTCTCAAGTAGGACTTCATTGGCAGATACATTACTTTGGGATGACAATACTCCCGGGTATTCTTCAAGGAAAAAAGTTTACTTGAAGGGAATTGAGCGTAACGAGAGCACAGGCGATTATGTTGTAATTTTATGGCGAGCAATTGGAAATGGGAATGGAGTTTATGGTATTCGCTCTGACTCTGCCTTAAGTGATGATCGTTTGTACAGTGCTGATGAAGAGTTAGATGGTGAAAATGTTATATGGGGTGAGCCCGCTTATTATTGGTTTGTTCCCTCTTTAAATATTTTTGCATCAATAAAATTCCATAGTTCAATTTCAGATACAGAACTGATGAATAAATATCTTCGTGATTTCATGACACTACATAGTAATATTAGGCCAAAACGTCGAGAAATGAAGGAAGGTAAAAATGGAAATTATTTAAGTATATCTTTTATTTCTGCTTCGGGTGACAATTTGTGGCTTAGGATATATAGTGAACAATATACAAAATTAACAAATGAAGCCGACTTGGATAGAATTGCTAACCAGATAACGCACTTCGTCAAACGGGATGTCATTAGCGCATCAGTTCAGCCAGATGCTGGCTGGACAAGGTATTTTAGAGGTCTTCCATTCATTTCTAGCGAGGTAACAAGAGATACTAGAAAGATTGAATTAACCATAGAAGCCTCTCCTACAGGAGAAGAGTTGCGTTCTATTTTTGAAACGTACAATGAAGAATATAATGTTAGTGCTGGTGATTGGGCCAACTTAGGTTTTAGAAAAGAAGGTGTAGGGGGAACATGTTGGTTAAACGAGTTCGTTGTAAGGAATACATTATTAGTTAGTGATGTAGGTCAGTATGATGATTCAGGGTTTTATACGACTAGTAGAATTCTGAATGCTTTGCACTTAACTAGAGATAATCTACTAGCTGCCTTTACAACAAGTTCTCCGAACTCCGAAGAACAGGCGAATTCTTGATTGGTGATGTATATGAAAGATAAAACTCGAGAGCGTCTCAAATATCTTCACATCATTCCATTAGCTGCTATTGTTTGGGCCAGTTTTGCATATCGCTCTGATATTAAAAGTCAGGATTTAGACCCATTAATTTCTATTTTACAGAATGTTTCTGTAATGGTTTTTACTATTATGGGAATATGGATAGCATATCTATACCCTAATGCAATATTGAGGATTACGCAGCCATCAAAAGTGGATGCTATTTTTTCAGATGAGGATAGTGAGCGAGTCAAGATCATTGTTGGTGTTGTGGTACTATCCGCAATAGTGTTATCTCTTCTTTTAATAGGAGTTGTTTTAAAGCCGTTCATCATTAAATCTTGGCTGTTTATTCATATTCCAAGTTTTTTTGTTGCAATTGGTATATTTTTTTTGCTAATGTTGAGCTATTTACAGCTTATAGCTCTCTATATTGTGATTGCATCTAATGTTAATTTTATAATTGAACTAAAAAATAAAAAAAACAAACATGATCTCAATAGGAGATTGTAACTTTGTAATCACTGGCAGCCTTATTTTTAGGCTGCCAGTCTGTATTTTATAATGGAGTTTTGGATAAAGGGGGAAGTATTCTGTCAGCATACCACTGCAACATATATCTTCTTTTTTCTATATACTGAGCATGATTATAGGTACCTCGAATATTATTTTTGTCAACATGAGCTAATTGCATTTCAATCCAGGCACTATCAAATCCTTGCTCATGAAGTATGGTCGACATAGAATGCCGAAATCCATGACCAGTAGCCCGTCCTTTATAACCAAGCAGCTCAATTACTTGTGAAACGCTTTCTTTCGAGATCGGTTTACTGCGGTTATTTCTGCCAATAAAAATGTAAGGGTAATGTCCCGTGATAGGTTTCAGTTGCTTGAATAATTCTGTTACCTGCGTTGATAATGGCACAAGATGGGTTCTGCGCATTTTCATTCTTTCTGCTGGGATTTCCCATATACCTTTTTCAAGATCAACCTCATCCCATGTAGCAAAGCGCATCTCTTGGGTTCGTACACCGGTAAGCATAACTATCTTTGTTGCATTTTTTGTGATGATGCTGCCGGTATACGCTTCCAGATCTCGAATAAAATAAGGCAACTCTTCGGCAGATAAAAATGGGTGGTGTTTTTGCTTAGGAACGGCCAGAGCGATAGCTAAATCAGGTGCTGGATTGTATTCAGCTCGGCCAGTTATGATTGCATAACGAAAGACCTCACCGCATCTTTGGCGCAC